ATGGGTATTACATTCGAGCAGTCAGCAGAACAATTTGCTGATGTAGCTGCATCTTTAGAAAAGTTAGGCTATGAAGGTGCAATGACAGATATATTAGATTCGTTTACTGATTTAGAAGCAAAACAACGGGTTACATTCGGCAGAATGCCACACCAACTAGGCCTAGCATTGGCTAAAACAAAATTATTAGGTACATCATTATCAACTCTTACAGATGGTGCACAACAATTTTTAGATGTAGAAAGCGCAATTGCTGGTCAACTAGAATTTCAATTATTAACGGGTGAAGAATTAACTACACAAAAAGGTGAAGATTTTGCAGTTGAAATGCAAAAAGCTGTACTTGCGCAAGATGCAAATCGTCAAGTTGAACTATATGCAGGATTGGTTGAAAAATATGGTGATGACTTGCGAGATAATGTCTATCTACAACAACGTTTTAATGATATAGCAGGTATATCGGTAGATGATGCATTTAAAATGTATGAACAATTAAAAGCTCAAAAACTAACACATGAAGATAGTTTAAAACTTATTAACGCACAAGTCGATGCAACAGTAATTAATGGTAAGAATTTTGAAGAGCAGATTAAATTAGGCGATGAACGTTCACAGCAAGTGCAACAACTAGATCGAAACGTTAAGGCACAAATAGATGCACTTGGAGATTATTCTGAAGAAGTTAAAAAACTAAATACAGGATTCCAAGCTGCATCTGACGCTACTTATGCTGGTGCTGGTAAACTAGCAAATCAGGCAATTAATAAAGGATCTGGAATAATCGGCACTGCTATAGGGTTAATGAATGTTGGTAGTATCGTTGTAGATTTATTAAATATAAAAGGAATAACAACCAGGCAAGATCGGGACACATTGCCATTAAATACTACCCCTAAACAAGATGTATTTATACCAGCATCCGCGGGTACTGTCGTGTCAGGGCCATTTGGATCATTTGCATTAGATAGCCGAGATGATGTATTAGCTATGCCAGGTATTCGGGACGCAGTCGGATCGCGAGGAAATGGTTCTGGAGAATCTGTTGGATCTGCTGTAGCTGCAGCATTAAAAGGAATGAGTTTTCATGTAACCAATGTATTTGATGGTCAAAAAATTCGATCTTCATTACAAATATTAGATAATTCAGTAATGAATAACACGAATATAATATAGGATTAATAAAATGTCAAATACATATCAAAATCCATATTCCAGTACGAATTTTCCTCCTCCGCCATTTACGCCGGCAGCAGGGCAATCAAAATATTCTGATACACAATTTCCGCCACCGCCATTTCCAAATACAGCAGAGCCATCGAAATATTCAGACACAGAATTTCCTCCTCCACCATTTCCTATAGGAATCCGACGAGAAAAATATTCTGATACACAATTTCCAATTGGTACGGTATCTGAATATGAAGGTGCTATTTATTTAACAACTATTGACAGTTCATTTCGTCCAGTATCGAAACAATATCCAACTCCAGGCGGAATTTTATTATCATTATCACAATATTCATACGCAGTACCATTTAATACACCAGAAATTGTGTTAGGTCCGTCTGCAAATGGCGACAATTCAACTCTATCTAATCCAAGCGGATTTACATATCGTACACGAGCTGATATTGTGCAAAATATTGGTAATACACCACCGGGATCCATATTTAAAAATGCAATTAGAAATGCATTAGTCGGAATTACAGCTGGTCTTGGTACTCCAATGACTCATCAATTATCCAGTACTGCAATTTCTACAATATTTAAATTAAGTTTAGATGATGATACTCGCAGTGAAAACTTAGGAACACCATATTCTATTATGCCATTCACGCGTAAAAAAGAAATAGAAGAATGGTCATTAACTAAATATAAAGACTTTCGAACGTTTAAAGGATATGTATTTAGCGTAGATGATGTTAGAATAGATGGTGCTGCTGCAGCTGCTAGAAATTTATTTAGCGGAAATATTAAATCTTCTGCAATTAGTGGATTATTTGCTGCAACATCTGCAGCTCCAGGGGGTGCATATACATTATTCAATTTAGAGTCAGTATATGGATTTGGTAATCACGGTGATACTAATGCTCAACGACGAGATTTCACAGCAAGAACTCAAGTTGCTACAAATTGGTCACCTATACCATCTATAGGACCTGATGGTAAATTAAGTACAAAAGGTAAATGGATCCCTACATTTAATCCTATAGAGTTATCTACTGAATTTAGAGGTGATAAAATTAATGTTATTGATTTCAGTCAACGAAAATTATCACAAGTATATCAGTGGAAACCTAAACTATTTAATGGAAGTGATACGTGGAATGCTATTTCAAATATATTAAATGCTACCGATTTAACACAAGATTTTATAAAATTTTATTTTACTGGTCCTAAATTACACAATGGAGCAGAAGATGCTGTTGATGATATCATGGTATTTCGAGCTACAATAGATTCATTTTCTGATAGTCATTCGCCATCCTGGGATGCAGTTCAAATGGTTGGTCGTGCTGACCCTAATTACATTTATACCGGATATTCTCGCGATGTTAGTTTATCATTCACAATGTTTGCTACATCCCGTGATGAAATGAAACCGATGTATCGTAAGATTAATGCATTAGCAGCATATACTACTCCTGATTATTCGAGTGATACAATAGCAATGAAAGGTCCATGGCTACGAATGACAATTGGTGATTTATTAGTCCAACAGCCGGTAGTAATTACATCATTACAATATACATTTATGGATTCTGATACTACCTGGGAAATTAACATAGAACAAGATAGCACAATGATGCAAGTACCACATAAAGTTTCAGTTCAACTAGGATTACATGTTATATCTGATTATCTTCCTGAAAAAGGCGGACGTATGTATTCATTGGCTAAACAATATAATGATCTAGGAATTCCAAAAGAAGGTGGCGATAATTGGTTAAGTGATTTTGGTACAAACCAAACTGATGAGAAAGCTAAAAAAATAGCTGAAAATCGAGCTGCTAATCGTGCTAGTATAACAACAGAAAACCAACCTGGCGTTGGTGGATAATGTTTATAAAAATATATATTAAACAGAGGATTATAATATGGCAAATCGATACTCAAATACTAAAACGATAAAGGACTCAAATGGTCGCCGGAGAAAAGATACAATGATTATTCCGGTACCAGCTATATCTAATAATGATGTGTATATTCAAGTTACATCGTTAGAACGCTTAGATTTATTAGCATATAGATTCTACAATGATGCTACTTTATGGTATGTTATTGCATCTGCAAATGGTTTAGGTAAAGGATCATTGATTGCCCCTCCTAATACACGATTACGTATTCCAGATATCACTGGTATACAACAACAAATACAAACAGTAAATACAACTAGATGAGTGCTATATTTTATTCACAAGTTAATCCTAATTTAAGAGCTGAATTAAATGCTCGAGGCCGAGCTGGTTCTATAGATCGAACTACTGCTGCTATGCAATTTATGTTGGAAAAAATTGCAAATGTTGAATTAACTGCATATGAATCCCGACCACAAAAAGATTCTAAACCATTTGATGGTTATGGTATTTTAGGTGGAGCTTCAGTGGTATCTAAAGCATACATGCCATCAGGTCCGGAAGGATTTTTAAATGATAGAATTAGACCGGCGCACCGTATACCTCCATTTATAACAAATGTAAATACTGGTTTTTATGATCAATCTAAATTCTATATGAATAAGACTACGATTGATATTAGTATTCCGGATCCAACAACTGATTTAAATGAAATTGAACGTATATATTGTGCACCGGGTCGGTACATTCAATTAGTAATTGCACATCCAGAGACAGCTGTTATTACAAATACAAAATTATCTGATTTAGAATTGCCTAGCACACAAACTTTGACAAAGTTATATCCAAATGTAGATTTAGAACGTCTAAAAAACATGAATGAATTTTATTTTCAAGGACGTATATCAAATTTTACATTTTCATACACACCAGCTGGTACGGTTGAATTGCAAATCGAAGCTATAGGTACTAGTAACACATATGCAGAGGTTCAGCTTTATATAAAGAATTCAGTAAAAACTAAAAATAGCGGATCTGGTGGTAAAGATGTTGAAAATCAAGTTAGCGATTTGTACGCCGGATTATCGAGACAAATTGATGATATTATTCAAGCATACAAAGAAACTGGCAAAGAGAATATAGAATTTGAGCAAATAACATCCGGAACTAAAGATCAAGGTTTATTAGTTGGAGTGCCATATAAAATAGGAAATACTAATTCGCCACATCAACATCGTTTAATAACTTTAGGATATTTAATTAACTATATTAATACATTTGCATTAGAACGTGTCGGATCGCGAATAGTATGTAATGATTCGGTATGTTTAAGTAATTTTTATGAAAAAATAGTATCAGCAGATCCAGAAAATATATTGTTATGGTCTGGCACCAACGGTATTAAGACTGATGTATATAATTATGATATAACTACACAACCTCCATTAGGCGAAGCTGTGATATTCGGAACTACGGCTGATGTTCCTGAAGTTACCCCAGCTGGGCCACCCGATTCCCCATTAAAAATGTTTCCAAACGTTAACCCACAATCAGAAGGATTTTCTGTAATAGCAGGGTCAGCTGGGGTATCATATCCATCTCGAATATACATAAACATTGATGTTATACAAAACATTATTAATGAAATGTCCGCACAAGAAAAACCAGATTTATCTATTAGACATTTTTTAAATAAATTAAGTAATATAATATATACTTCTACTGGCAATGCTATACGTATGGTGTTAGTGCAAGATCCTATAATTCCAGATGCTTTATTATATACTGATGTAAATTATGTTGATTCAGACAGAGTTGTAACAGAATTTGAAATTCCAATATTTACATCAAAAACTGGCCAATCAGTAGTTCGTGATTTTTCACTAACATCAAATGTACCGAATTCAATTAAAAATATGATTTTTGGTATTACATCTGGGGCAACCGGTACACAGAAACAAGTTGCATATAACGGATATATATATGGAACTGAAGCGCAAAGAATTGAATTAGAAAAAGAGTGGCGAGCTAATCACGAACAATCACTCAAAGATTTGGCTACTGTTAAAAATACTTTTTCAAAAAGACCAGATGACCCGGTACTTAAAAAAACATTTGCTAAAGTTTTAGAACAATATATATCATATTTTACGCCTGATATTAAAAAATCGATACAACGTAATAAAACTGTGTTTCCAATGGAATTAGAGTTTACAATTGATGGTATTAATGGATTTAAATATGGAGATGTTTTAACATTTGCTGGGTTACCGAGAAGATATACAGATGCATTTGTATTTACTATAATGGCAGTTACACATGAAGTTTCAAACACTGGCGATTGGACTACTAAAATTAGATGTGTACCTAGAGTTCGGATATTAGAATGAGACAACGTTTACATTACACCCCAAGTCAGATTACTAAAAATCTATATACTACTGGATCTGAGTTAATGAATTCAGCTCAGAAAGAATATATAGGTCCATATCATACATACACTACCGGTGAAGTATTTTCTGGTGCAACATGGAATCCACAAACATCAATCAAATTATTTGCTATAGTATTTGAATCCGAGTTAACGAAACAGTACAAAAGAATAAAAACTGTACAAACAAAATTTGATCCGCCGGTAACTAGTATACCAACAATCACAGAAGCAGATCGTACAGCTGGATTCATTACTAGATATATTTTATATCAGTTAAATAAAAATTTAATAACCGAAATCGATTCAGGTCAATATACAAAATGGATTGCTCGGCAAATAGATAATAATTTATACCAAGCATTTCAGTTTAAATGGTATATCTCCGGACCAACTACCGATGTATATGAAGGTGGCGTATTAAAACCAGGTGTATACACTAAAAACTTAGAAACACTAACCAAGTTACAAGAATCGATTCCTGATATATTTACATTCTTTACTGATTTATTACAATATTATTCTGACTCGGATTACGTGGTACCTGCAGATATTAATCAATAACATTGTTTTATTGAAATATTTTTCTTATATTTAATGTATGATAACGGATCATGCAGATGAAATTGATGCAATATTGCAATACTGTGCACAGAAGCGAACTCTGTTAATACCAATACTATCAAGTCCAGTATTACATCCTGTTATTAATCCAGTTATTGCAATTTATATTTATACTGAAGATGATGTAGAAAGATTAATACCAATCCGGCATACAGAACAGATAACCGGGTTTTCAAAACGATTGCCAGACTTTTTAGCATTACGCAATATATTTGTCCATGACAAGAAAACCTGGCTTCAAATCGGAGGAAATGATGCCGTATTGGATATAAAGACGTTATGGTGGTATACATACAATGAAGCATATGATGAATCACATTATCCAACAACGGCTCATTCATTTTATTGGCGACGTCATCAAACATTAGCACATGTTAATGCAATTGTGCCATTACAACAACATTTAGCTATGTGTCAGAAAATTAGAAAATATGCTTGGCCGATGTGTATGAATGCCGAACTGTCAACTTCATATTTACGGTTCAATGAAATATATCCTAAAGTTTTTGCTGAAATTGAAAGCACGGGATTAGCTGTTAATGAAACATTCCGTATGCCAGATTTAGTTAATGCTGGTCGAGTGTATTCAAGTTATAACTATCACACGGTTACGGGTCGACCTAGTAATGCAGCTCGAGGATTCAATTTTGCTGCAATGAACAAAGAAGATGGTACACGTGCAGCATTTTGTAGCAGATTTGATAATGGAGCATTAGTGGAAATGGACTTTGATGCATATCATGTTAGATTGATTGCTAGGATAATTGGATATGAGTTACCGGCTGGATCTGTGCATGAATATTTTGGCCGGTTCTATTTTGACACTGAACAATTAACAGAAGAACAATACGAACAAAGCAAACAAATAACATTTCGTTTGTTATATGGTGGAATCGATCGAGAATTTTTATCCGTTCCATTTTTTGCTAAGGTAAATGATTTTATTTATTCATTATGGAATACTTGGAAAACAAAAAAGCGAATAGAAACACCGATTTTAAAACGACAAATTACACATGATATGATTTCAAATCCAACCGCAAACAAAGTGTTTAACTATTATTTACAAGCAATGGAAACGGAGGTATCTGTGCAAAAATTACAAACAGTTCAACAAATATTACACGACTATGAAACTAAACTCATATTGTACACGTATGATAGTATTTTGATAGACAGTAAATTTGAAGAAGCTCAACAACTCATACCACAGATAAAACAGGCATTGGAACAAGGTAATTTTCCAGTAAAAGTGAAAGTTGCTAATATTTATAGTAAAATGAAAACAATCTCGTTATGAACATAGACATTAATTTAATATTAACAGAATGGTGTTATCGATTACCAAAAGGATATCCTACTGCATCTAAAGATTATGAGACATTATATGATGTTTTATTAGAAGTGGTAAATATATCTCCAGACGAAGCACGACTGATTGTAGAACGAGCTCGAGGTAACGTTAAACAACTCGTTACTGAATCTATACAATTTGATTCTATCGAAAATCAATTATTAATTAATGCAATTCAACAAGCAAATAAAACCAATGAATTTCGAGAATTTTTAAATTTATTACCAACTGAAGCAGATGCTATAACTTTAAATTTTTTAAATCAATTGAATTCGGAACAATCTGTAATGTTTGCTTCTTTGTTATATACATTGAATGATGTTACAGAGGATGAGTTAAATACTATAAACTTCAAATCCGGCATTGGACATGATTTATTCAAATTAGAACCTAAGGGTATAGGAAAAGGTGAAATTTTATTAGCATCTTTAATCAAAGGATCACGAATAAACGGCAGCGGAGTATCATTTGATATGACAGCAAATGGACGATCCTATGAAATAAAAGATTATACTGGTGGGAAAGGAAATGCTAAATCGATTCGATTGGGTACTAAAGCTAGTGTTACTAGATTTAAATTTTGGGATGAAATAGTAACAACTTTGAAACGTCTAGATCAATTACGAGGAACTGTTGAAAACCCAAAATTTAAATTTCATAAATATTTTAACGAATCGTTGTTAAATTCTATTGCATATTTAGATGATCGGCGCACATTTATTTTAGCTGGAAATTTAAATATGAAAGATAAACAATTTTTAATGCAATTTTATCGAGAAGCTAACTTATTAAATTCTGAAATACAAGGATATACTAATGTTATTTTACGCGGACCAAATGCTACTCCTATAGAAATGTCAATTGAGCCATTAAAACAAACAATTGATGGATCAGTAACTATTAAGCCTATCGATGATGGTAGTCAGGACATTACATATATTAACACAGAACTTCGTCGATTAAAATACGTACGACAACCAGAAATGTTAGATGTAGATTTACAAGAAGCTGTTGATTCAATTATAGGTAACGATTTACAATTTATTGTTTTTAGAAAAGATCGTATACGAGTTACAAACGAATTTAGATATGTAGTTATAGATGCCGGAAAAATACGTATAATAGAAACGGCAATTGGTTCAGATAAAATTGATTTAAGCGATACGGATATAACTGAGGAATATGAACTTTGAAAACACAACTACTTTGCACATTTGCACATAAAACGGATTTAAACATTATATCCGAATACATACAACATAACTACGAGATTCCAGAACGTCGAATATTTGTATTTGCAAACGAAGATCATGCAGACAATTTGTATTGCACATACAATGCTATCGATTCTGGTCGCAGAGGACAAAACACAATAAGCATACACCGTAAAAAAGAAACAAATACCTTGTATACGGTTAATGCACTTAATGAAGTTATACGAACGGTTAATAACGGAGTTTTAGATAAAACATATCAATTGGATTGGAGTAAATATCAAAATTCATTTATATTAACAGATGATGCTGGATATCGTGTTGTTGGATTGGTATTTTTTAAGAAAATTACTTGGAATTGATATTTATATAAGTAATAGGAATAACTATGCTAAAATTAAAACATTTATTAAAAGAAGATGAGCAGAAATGGAATCCTGCTGATTATAAGTCGCCAGCACAATTAGGTAAAACGACTGGATTAGATGCCGAAGCAGATCAAAGAATACAGGATAGTTTTTTATCTAAACTAGAACAAAACTATTCTAGAATAAAACGAGCTCGTATTGATATGGCTGAGTTTAAAAATGATGTGATGGATTTGTTATCAATCTATAAAGATAAAACGCCTGGCAGTGCGACTACTATGGATTTTATAAATGCATTTTTAGAATTATATCCATATTCAAAAACATATAGCGGATGGCAAGGAACTTACCGAGATGTAAGAGATAATCTTAATCGTATGTTACAACACGCATATGCAATCCAATCCGGCGATACTAGCAGTTACGCATATCGATTTTCAAAATAAGTAATTATGAAAAAACTAGAAAACATCCTAGCAGAAAATATGCGTCGTTTTAATACAAAAAATCTACACGAAGCTGATTTAAGTGATTTGGAAAATAAATTAGGATTCGATGGTGCCAATCGAGATCCTCGAACAGGTAATCCAATGTTTGATCCTAAGAATTTAAAACTTCATATTAACCGAGTTGATTATGATACCAACATTTCTGGTATTACATCTATGTATTTTCAAGGATCTGGAATTGATGATAAAAATACATTTCAAGATATTGTGAACGACATCAAACAAGATATTGAAAGTAAAAATGATCCAACTGGTGCATATGATCAAACCAGATTAGTATCCGACATTACATTTGACTGTGAACTTAAAGTTGGTACCGATACTATCGATTTGACAGTTACATATGATGAAGATGGTGATATTCAAAATGTAGAAATACAGGATGAAGATATTGCTACAAAATATGGAATAAGTGATTCTACGATTATGGATTATTTATTTTAAAAACAAAAAAAAACTTAACAAATTACTTTGATTTAACGATTTAATTACTTATAATGTAATTAATATTTTATATTTTATTAACCAATTAAAAAAGGATTTAACCAATGGGCTTAAATTTAGATGCCATAAAGGCAAAACTCAATCAGTTGAACAAAACTGATGAAAAGAAAAACAATTTGTGGAAACCTGAAGCAGGTAAAACAAGAATCCGTATCGTGCCATATGTGCACAGAAAAGACAATCCATTCTTAGAATTGTATTTTCATTACGACATTGGCAAAAGATCAATGTTATCACCGATCTCATTCGGCAATGCAGATCCAATCGTAGAGTTTTCAGACAAACTAAAAAAAACTGGCGATAAGGATGAATGGATGATGGGTCGTAAAATTGAGCCTAAAATGAGAACTTATGTACCTGTTATCGTGCGCGGTAAAGAAGCAGAAGGTGTAAAGTTTTGGGGATTTGGTAAAACTATCTACGCAGAACTATTATCAATTATCTCTGATCCAGACTATGGAGACATTACAGATTTAATGAATGGTCGTGATATTGATGTAGAATTTACTCCTGCAGAAGGTGGTGCATTTCCAAAAACTGCAATTCGAGTGAAACCAAACACACAGCCAGCAACAGAAGATAAAGCAATTGCTGAAAAGATTATGAATCAACCAGTAATTACTGACATATTTCCTGAACCAACTTATGAAGAGTTAGAAGTTGCATTAACAGAATGGATGAATCCTGAAAATGCAGATTCAGATGTAGCAGCTGATGAAGAAGAAGAGGCACAAGGCGTTTCAACACCAGCAAAAGCTGCAAAGCCAGTAGCAGGTAAAGTTGATGACGTAGCATCAGCATTCAATGATCTTTTTAATTAAGAAGGAGTTATAAATGGCAAAGAGTAAAAGCAAACTGGAACTGGAAGACTCATTAGCAAGTACATTAGCTGATAGCATTAACAAGCAATTTAAAGGGCAAGCTCTTAAAACAGCTTTCTTTTTAGAAGGAGATGCTGATTCACCAAGCAATGTAACAGAATGGATTTCATCTGGTTGTGATATGCTCGATTTAGCGATTTCAAACCGATCGAACGGAGGATTCCCAGTAGGTCGGATAACTGAAGTTACCGGATTAGAAGCATCAGGTAAGTCTTTATTAGTATCTCATGTAGCTGCAGAAACACAGAAAAAAGGTGGATTAGCAGTTTATATTGATACAGAAGCAGCAACTAGTGCTGAATTTATGTCAGCTATTGGAATTGATTTGAAATCAATGTTATATGTTCCATTAGAAACAGTAGAAGAAATTTTTGAAACAATTGAAACTATTGTTGAACAGGTACGTAAATCAGATAAAGATCGTCTCGTTACTATTATTGTTGACTCTATTATGGGTGCATCTACAAAAATAGAAATGGCTGCTGAATATGACAAAGATGGATATGCTACCAGTAAATCAATTATTCTATCAAAAGCAATGCGTAAGGTAACTAACTGGATTGCACGAGAAAGAATTTGTTTGATTATGACTAATCAGTTACGAACTAAATTAGGGGTATCATTCGGCGATGCGTGGACAACATCGGGTGGTAAAGCGATTCCATTTCATGCATCTGTACGTCTTCGTCTTAAGAATACTGGAATGATTAAAGCCAAAGTTGAAGGCGTTGAACAAGTGGTAGGAAGTAAGACTGAAGTACAAGTAGTGAAAAACAGAATGGGTCCTCCGCATCGAAAAATCAACTATGACATCTATTATGATAGTGGTATTGATAACTATGGTGGATGGCTTGAAACAATGAAAAAATACAATCTAGTAAAACAATCAGGAGCTCATTATACATTAGATGACACTGATATTGAAACTGGAGAAGTATTTGGAGAAATTAAATTTCAATCAAAAACATTTGTAGATAAGGTAATCAATCAACCAGAGATTAAAGATCGATTGTATAAAAGAATATGCGATGCGTATATCTTTAAGTATCAAGCTGGTATCGATGGCGGTATTGATGACGTAATTATTACAGATGAGGTTATAGACGAAGAAGCTTAATGAACAGGTATCAACAGCTATTCAAACAGTTACAACAAGAAAAGGAAAATAGTCCATCAAGTGTCAATGATCATATTATGGTGCTTGATGGGCTAAACACCTTTATTAGAGCGTTTGGAGCAACTCCATCTACAAATGAAGATGGTGATCATATCGGAGGAATTACTGGATTTTTATTTTCAATAGGTAAAGTAGTTCGAGATTTTAAACCATCTCGGTTAGTTATCGTGTTTGATGGTAGAGGCGGATCTGCTCGTCGCAGAAAGATTTACGGCGATTATAAAGGTAATCGAGCAAATAAAACACGTTTACGTAGACACGATCATCAACAATTTGCTACAATTGAAGATGAACAGGAAGCAATGCGTTGGCAATTTTCTCGATTAGTATCATATCTAGATAATTTACCAGTAACATTTATTTCAATTGATGGTATCGAAGCAGATGATACGATTGCATATATTGCTGATATGTATCAAGGTATTTCTAAAAAAATTACCATAGTTTCAACGGATAGAGATTTTTATCAGTTAATAAGTCCTACAATTCAAGTATGGTCGCCTATCAAAAAGAAAATGTATGACGAACAAGCATTATTAGATGAATTTGGAGTACATCCAAATAACTATGTTATTTATCGAACATTTACAGGCGACACCTCTGACAACATACCCGGGGTATCTGGAATAGGTCCAAAGACAATTATAAAAACATTACCCGAACTTGCTGATACTACTGAGTTTACGTTAGATGCATTATTTAATAAATGCACTAATAATTTAAATGAATCAAAAACATATGGTAAAATACTAGAAAATCAGGATACTATTGATAAGAATTATCGTTTAATGAATATTAAATTATTAGATATTCCAGCTCAGAGTGCTACGGTAATTCGAGGTATATTAGATCAGCCGATTCCAATGATGAACAAAATGGAATTTCAAAGATTATTCATGGAAGACAAAATGTGGTCAACTATGAAAAATTTACCAGATTGGTTAAATAATACATGGTTATCACTAAATGCATTTGCACAACAAACACATAAAAAATAACTTGGAATTTATACATAACTATTATATAATAAGTTTATGACAGATAAACTATCGGAATATGGCTGGAGCTTTCAAGTAAAAGTTTTAGCAGCAATGTTTACCGACCGAATATTTTTACAACAAATTGCCGATATTATTCGCCCAGAGTATTTCGAATCAGATGCAAATAATTGGGTATTAGAAACAGTTTTAGATCATTTTCAACAATATAAAACACCCCCAACAAAAGATGTTTTAAAAGTTCGATTAACTGCATTAAGTGAATCTGGTCCAGAATCTATACTTAAAACTGCAATACTAGAACAACTTAAAGATGTGTTCCGATACATGGAATCAGATGATTTAAGTTTTGTCAAAGATGAAATACTTAATTTCTGTAAAAATCAGGAAATTAAACGGGCAATTATGGATTCGGTTAATTTGTTGCAACGTGGAAATTATGATGAAATAAAGTCAAAGATTGATACAGCAATGAAAGCTGGTGCTGATACTAATATTGGGTTAGAATATAAACTTAATATATCAGCTCGATACGCCGAAGCATCGCGTCATACAATTACAACCGGATGGGATGTTATTGATGATTTAATGGACGGCGGATTAGCTCCAGGTGAATTAGGTGTAGTAATGGCACCAGCTGGTATTGGTAAATCATGGCTCTTAATTAACATTGGAGCTAATGCAGTAAAGGCAGGTCATACCGTAATACATTACACATTAGAACTTAATGAAAATTATGTAGGACAACGTTATGATTCGGTATTAACTGGTATTAATGCACAGAGCTTAAAAAATCATCAAGACACAGTTGAAGATAAAATGAAAAGTTTACGCGGTGATTTGATTGTAAAATATTTTCCAACTAAATCAGTTGGCGTAATGGGATTAAAAGCTCATTTAGAAAAAACTATTATGCTAGGTAAAAAGCCAGATGTTGTAATTGTAGATTATGGTGATTTGTTAAAAATCAATACAAAAAAGGACAAACACGAGGCATTAGAAGAACTTTACGAGGAGTTACGAGGAATGGCAGGTGAGTATGATATTCCGGTTTGGACGGCATCACAAGCAGGTCGAAGTGCGTTAGAAGAAGATATTATTGAAGCAGATAAAATTGCATCATCATATGGAAAAGTGATGGTAGCTGACTTCTTGATGTCATTGTCTCGTAAGGTTGAAGATAAAATGTCAGGTACAGGTAGAGGTCACGTTATTAAGAATCGGTTCGGCCCAGATGGCATTACCTTGCCTAGTAAAATTAACACAAACAACGGCCAATTTCAATTTTTTGAGCCACAAACAACACAAGGCAAACAGACCACACAAGTTATGAAAACAGGCGAAAATGTTATGAAGAAAAATTTAGCACAAAAATTCAAAGATTTGGGTGGAACTTTAGGATAAAACCATATTTATATAAAATGAGGTCCGGATAATATTCGGCCCTTTTTTTATCTAATAAACATTTATATTTTTTAAATTAAAGAGATTACAACATGGAGATTTCAAACAAAATTTTAAGTGAAATTACAGTATACATGAAGTATGCAAAGTATGTTCCCGAGCTCAATCGTCGAGAAACATGGGAAGAATTAGTTACGAGAAACAAAGAAATGCATCAAAAGAAGTATCCGCATTTGCGAGATGAAATTGAAGCTGCATATAAATTTGTTTATGATAAAAAAGTATTACCATCGATGCGTAGTTTGCAATTCGGCGGAAAACCAATTGAAATCTCCCCTAACCGAATTTATAACTGTGCATATTTACCAATTGATGATTATCGAGCATTTGGCGAAGCAATGTTTTTACTTTTAGGCGGTACTGGTGTAGGATATTCAGTTCAAACACATCACGTAGAAAAATTGCCTGAAATTCGTAAACCTAATCCAAAGAAAACACGAAGATATCTTATCGCGGATTCGATCGAAGGATGGGCTGATGCAGTAAAGGCATTAGTTAAATCGTATTTCGAAGGTGGATCTACGTTTACATTTGATTTTTCGGATATTCGTGCCAAAGGTGCTCGTTTAGTAACATCCGGAGGAAAAGCACCAGGCCCACAACCACTTAAAGAATGTTTAATTAAATTAGCCGGTATCTTAGATGCAAAAGAAGATGGCGATAAATTAACTGCTATTGAAGTACACGATATGGTTTGTCATATTGCAGATGCAGTATTAGCCGGGGGTATTCGTAGAGCAGCTCTTATTAGTCTTTTTAGTGCCGATGATGAAGAAATGATTTCATGCAAATCTGGTAATTGGTGGGAGCATAATCCACAACGAGGGCGTGCAAACAATTCAGCAACATTAATGCGTCATAAATTAACAAAAGAATTCTTTATGGATTTATGGAAACGTGTTGAATTGTCAGGAGCAGGTGAACCAGGAATTTATTTAACAAATGATAAAGATTGGGGAACGAATCCATGTTGTGAAATTGCATTACGACCATTTCAGTTCTGTAATTTATGTGAAGTTAACGCGTCTGACATCGAATCACAAGAAGATTTAGAAGCAAGAGTACGAGCAGCAGCATTTATTGGAACACTTCAAGCAGGTTACACTGATTTTCATTATCTTCGTCCAGTATGGAAACGTACGACTGAGAAAGATGCCCTTATCGGAGTATCCATGACAGGAATCGGTTCTGGAACAGTGTTAGGCTATGATATGAAAGCTGCCGCAAAGGCAGTTAAAGAAGAAAATGTACGGGTAGCTGAATTGATTGGAATCAACAAATCAGCTCGTACTACCACAGTTAAGCCTGCAGGGACGACATCATTAGCATTAGGAACATCATCAGGTATTCACGCTTGGCACAATGATTATTATATTCGTCGCATTCGTGTAGGAAAAAATGAAGCAATTTATTCATACCTAGCAATCAATCATCCAGAACTTATTGAAGATGAGTATTTCCGTCCACATGACACTGCAGTTATTTCAATTCCTCAAAAAGCACCAGAAGGCGCTATTATGAGAACAGAATCCCCATTCCAATTATTAGATCGTATTAAAAAGGTACACCTAGAATGGGTTAAACCAGGACACCGATCAGGAAATAATACTCACAATGTTTCTGCAACCGTTTCACTTAAAGCAGATGAATGGGAATTAGCTGGCGAATGGATGTGGGAGAATAGAGATCATTATAACGGATTATCAGTATTGCCATATGATGGCGGAACTTATACACAAGCTCCATTTGAAGATTGTACTCAAGAAACATATGAGAACATGATGAAATCTCTTCATAATATTGATTTGAGTCAAGTAATTGAATTAGATGATAATACCGACTTATCAGGCGAATTAGCTTGTGCTGGTGGAGCGTGTGAGATAAAATAATATTTAGATATTTATTAATATGATACGATTAAAAAATTTATTGACTGAAATCGGAGACGCGACAGCTAATTCTTATAAATGGGAAGAAATATCTAATGATCATTGGAACACATACGTACAGTTTATAACTGATAGTAAAACAGAGTACAATGTGGAATTAGAATATTTTACTAGTAATCTTAAAGAGTTTAAAGAACTTCCAGGTATTGCTATTGAGTTCAAAGCTAAACCTACTGGCCAGTATGAATTCTCGAATAACATTGTAGTTAATAAAGGAGAAGTATACAAAGTAATGGCTACGATTGTTGATATAGTCAAATACTATATAAAAGACGCTCGAGTTATTACATATACACCTGAAAAGACGTCTGAAGAAGTATTTGGTTCTAAAAGAAATAATTTATACAAAGCTTATATCACTAAAGCATTTCCAAACGCAGATTTTAAACAACAAGGCGATGTAATATTTACAATTTTGCCTAAAACTACAAAAACAAAATATGATGCATCTGGTATAGATACACCGGGTGATCCAACCATGTAATATTATGATACAACCAGCATCGAAAGATTGGATACAACAGCTGTTTGTGAGGGAGTTTGGAAACAAGCTCCTTCCAACAGACTTTTATTATGATGATAAAACTGGTTATCGCGTAATGACCGAATCATATCATAAACGCCGCGGCGTGTGCTGTGGAAATGGCTGTCGACACTGTCCATATGATCCGCAACATAAAAAAGGTGAAAAAACTTTGAAAGCCCAATAAAATATTCTATATTATAATTAATAAAACAAGTTATGACAACGAAACAAAGAACAAATTTAGAATTAGTGCATCCTGGCTTTGCAAATGGAGTTTCTATTCAGTTAGCAACAAAACAATCGATTGAAGGTCCAGATGCTAGATTGACTACAGAAGAAAAACAAGCTATTATCGATAAAGCTGCATATCATTATGGTCAATTCTTAACCGCATTAGGCGTAACATGGGAATCTGATCCAAACTCGGCTGATACACCTCGGCGAGTAGCAAAGGCATATGTAAATGACTTATGGGCCGGTCGATATGAACCAATGTCAGATATTACAGCATTTCCAAGTGATGGATACGATGGCATTGTGTTTGAAGGAGGTATTCCATTAACATCAATGTGTAGCCATCATCATCAAACTATTATGGGTCTAGTTCACGTTGCATATATTCCGGGTGAAAATAGCAACGTTATTGGTTTAAGTAAATTGAATCGAGTAGTTGAGCACTTTGGCAGACGAGGTGCAATTCAAGAACAATTAACTGTTGCTATCCACCACGCAATTGATGAACTTATCGAAAACAATAAAGGTGTAGCAGTAATGATTGAAGCAACTCATAACTGTGTGCAATGTCGAGGAGTTAAGCATGGTGGTGCTTCAATGAAAACTGCGAAATTATCTGGTGCATTTTTAGAAGATGGCAACGCAAGATCAGAATTTTATCAATTTGTAAAAGGTTATAATAATTAATATGGCACGTTACATTTCAACAAAATTATTTGATGGTTACTCAACTTGTTTCCGTCAATGGAAAGCAGAAGATACTCATTGTAAATTCTTACATGGATATGCTGTATCATTTAGAGTATGGTTTGAAGGAGAATTAGATCATCGTAATTGGGTATGGGATTTTGGCGGTATGAAGCGTTCTAAAACTCAAATTGCAGGTATGTCTCCAAAAGATTATTTTACATTTTTATTAGATCATACTACAATCGTTGCATTAGATGATCCATATTTAGATAAATTCAAACAAATGGATGAAGATGGTATTATTCAATTAAGAATTTTACCAGCTACTGGATGTGAAAAATTTGCAGAACATTTATATTATGTAATAAATGCATTCTTAAAAGAAGAAACAGAAGGCCGAGTAAAAGCTATCAAAATAGAAGTATACGAACACGAACGAAATTCAGCAAGTTATGAACAATAATAAAGACCAAATGAAAGTAGAAGTTAATGAGATGGCAATAACTCAACAAATTAAAATTGCTTTAGAAAACTCCAATCTAAGTGTTGTTGTTACACCAATTATGTTTGATCCTAACGAATTTATACCAGTACTAGGTGTGTTAGTAAAAAACGAGGATTCTAGTTATACTAGAAAATATACAATAACGGTTAAACCAAATAACTAAACCATGAAGAGTAATGATCAATATATGTCACTGTATGATTACAGTGGTAAAGCATCTCGAGAAAGTGGACTAGGTCAAAAAGTGTATGAAGCTGCAAAGTCAAAAAATATTCATGTTATTTATCAAGATCTACCACCAGACTTATCTAGACCAGAATATAATCGAGTAGCAACATATCCAAAATCATTTCTAGATGAATACTTTGGCAAAACTACACCCGGTGATACATTTGCTTCTGAATTAGCACAGGCTGATTTGCGTTATTTACTTGAACGTTTATATTCATTAGAAAATAAGTTTGATGAATTAATTAAAAAATTAGATACCAATGTTACCAATAGTGTTGAGTCAATCGATGACGACCTACCATTTTAAGGAATTTATGAAGCCAGGAAGAATAACAGACTACAATAAAACATTGCCAATCATAGAATTATATCGTTGTGTGCAATCAGAAGGAAGCCGATTTGGTAGACCAACAATCGCAGTACGCACTACCGGATGCACTCATCGATGCTATTTTGGTGAAGGTGGCTGGTGCGATAGCTGGTACAGTTCAATTCATCCAGAAAAAGGTACTTTTACATTCAATGATATTATTAAAATTTACGACGAAAATCCACATATTAAAGAAATGATGTTAACTGGAGGATCCCCGACAATGCATCCAGCACTAGTTAATGAATTGACACATTTTGCACATGAAAGAGATATTCTTATTACTATTGAAACTGAAGGTTCTCATTATATTGAAACTGATTACCCTATTGGCCTCCTTTCTATTAGTCCTAAGTTTGCCAATAGCGTACCCGTTGTGGGCGTTGCTACACCGCAAGGGACGATTACGGATGAAAAGATGGTTAAGCAACATAATAAATTCCGTCTCAATAGCGAAGCGATAGATAAAATGATTGCATATCACGCAGATTATCACTATAAACCAGTCTGGGATGGTACTGAAGAGAATCTACAAGAAATTGAATTGTTTAGGATTCAACATAATATTCCAAAGGATAAAACGTACATAATGCCTGCTGGTGATACTAGAGACGAATTGATTAAAATGTATCCGTTGGTATTTGAAATGTGTGCTAACCATGGTTATAACATGACAGGAAGAGACCATATCGTGGCATATGATACTAAAAGGGGAGTTTGATATGTGGACAACGACAACGACATTTGGAAATTATGAAATTAATTATATTATAAAGAAATGAAACAAGTACTTTATTTTTCAGCAGAATGGTGTGGACCATGCAAAATGATTAAACCACAAATTCAACAATTACAATCTCAAATGACAATTACATTTATTGACGCAGATGCAAGCCCAGATACATGCAGTAAATACAACGTACGAACTGTGCCTACATTGCTGATAATTAAAAATGGAATAGAAGTAGGACGAATACTAGGAACTGCTATAACAAAAGATGCAGTAATAAATTTATATAATAAATAAAAAAAGGAATAAGTTATGAATTGGAAACCAATTGGAGATCAAGTTCTTGTTAAACAGCAAGAAAAACAAGAAAAAACAGCGAGTGGTATTATTGTTATGGCTGGTATGGATGATTATGTAACGTGTGATGTCATTGCAATTGGCGATGGTTTGTTTACGCATACTGGTGATCGAATTCCAATGACAACAAAACCCGGCATGCAAGTTAAAATTTACAATGGGAATATCGGATCCCAGAAAAAAGTTACAATTGATGGCGATGAATATGTACTTATTCGTGAATCAGAAATTGCTATGATAAATACCAATGTATGATTGAATTCATAGGATGGGTAAGCACGGCATTGGTTTTGTTAGGATACATTTCCAATGCCAAAGGCTATCCAATGTTTGCGATGATTGCTTGGATAATTGGTGATATTGGTTGGGTATCATATGATTTATATATAAACAATATAAGTCACCTAGTATTAAGTTTTGTCATCATATCAATTAATTTATACGGAATTATTCGTATATTACACAATAAAGAAATTACAAAGTAAATGTATCAAAATATTTCATATGACAGAAAATCCGGTACTATGCACGTGTGGGATGATGAATTAGGACATCAAAAATTTCCATTTAAACCATATGCATATTTACCAGACTCTGCAGGAACATATGTATCATTAGACGGCACTACATTAAAACAGATACCAGGAAATCATAAAGATAATCCTGCTTCATACGAATCTGATCTAAATGAAGAAGTCCGAACCCTGATAGATTTATACTATGAATCAGATTTAGTATCAAAAGGACATCGCGATTTTTTCTTTGATATTGAAACAGCAAAAGATGAAAATGGATATAGTACTATACATGATACGCGCACGGCTATAACATCAATTGCATATTATGATAAAATTGGTAATGATAGACGAGTACTTATATTAGACGAACTGAATCGCATAAAAGAACGTGAAATACAAGGCGATGGTTATGTTTTAGAAATATTTCGAGACGAAAGAGATCTTTTAACCAGATTTATAAACATATTTGCGGCTGTACAACCAACTGTAATTACAGGATGGAACACTGATGGATATGATATTCCATATTTATTGGGTCGTGCTAAAAAGGTATTAGGTGTAAATGCCATCAAAAAATTAAGTCCGGCTGGAATTGTAGATTATAATCCAAAAAAGGAAAAATGGAAAATATTTGGTGTTTCTAGTTTAGATTATTTGAAACTATATAAAAACTTTACATACAGCGAATTACCAAATTATCGATTAGATACTGTTGCAAAACTAGAATTGGGTCGAGGTAAAGTTGAATATGAAGGTGATTTAGATGTTCTTTTTACACAAGATATTCACAAGTTTGCTTTTTACAACATGACAGATACCGATTTGGTTTATGAATTAGATGAAAAGTTACAGTTCATAAACTTAGCACGGACTATATGTCATAAAGGACATGTACCATATGAAGATGTTTATTATGCATCTAAATATCTAGATGGTGCTGCTATAGTAGATTTAAAACGTAATGGATATGTAGCTCCAAATAAACAATTCCGTTTTATTGAAGAAGAAACTGCAGCTGATGTGTTGGCAGGTGCATATGTAATGGCACCGGTGCCTGGATTGTATAAATGGATATATGACTTGGATTTAACATCTCTGTATCCGAGTATCATTATGAGTTTAAACATATCTCCAGAAACAAAGATCGGAGTTATTGCTAATTGGGATGAAACATGTTTATTAAAAACTGATCCGGTATCGGTACAAATTGGAAACAAAACGATTACAGATGTTAAACAATGGTTAACCGATAATAAATATACAGTTGCTAGCAATGGAACGGTGTATCGAACCGATATAAAAGGATTTTTACCAACAATTCTAGCAAAATGGTTTGATGAGCGGGTAGAATTTAAAGATAAGCGTGATGAATATGAAGTAGGTAGTGATGATTATAAGTTTTATGATGCAATGCAGTTAACACAAAAAGTATTGCTTAATTCATTTTATGGAGTATTAGGACTTAAAACGTTTCGATTCCACGATTTAGATAATGCTGGTGCTATTACAGCAACTGGACAAAGTATTATTAAATTTTCAGCAAAAGTTATTAATAATCATTACCAAAAAGAAATTGGACATTCAAACTTTATTAATGCATCCGGTCAACAAGCTGAGTTTGCATTTTATACTGACACAGATTCAACATTTGTTTCTAGTTTACCGCTCATACAGCATCGTTATCCTGGATTCGATGAAACAGACGAACAATTCATGATTGAAAAAACCAATGAAATTGCATCTGAAGTACAACTTAAAGTAAACACAATGTACAACCAGTATGCAAAAGTATTTTTAAATACAGATTCGCATCGGTTCACAATTAAACAAGAATATGTTGCAAAATCTGGTTTATGGATTGCTAAGAAAAGATATGCACAGTGGGTTATCTTTAAAGAAGGTAAACCTACTAACAAAATGGATATTAAAGGATTAGATGTAGTTAGATCATCATTCCCAGATGAGTTTAAAACTATAATGAAAGAAACATTATGGTATATTTTGAAACAAAACAGCAAACAAGCTACATCTGAAATGATTTTAAAATTCAAAGATTCATTGAATAATGCAGAATTAACAAGTGTAATGAAGAATTCAGGTGTTAAAGAAATATCTAAATATACTAAGAAACGTAAACCTTTTAGTGGATATTTATCTGGTTCGCCAGCTCATGTTAAATCAGCAATTAATTACAATGACATGTTAACAACATTAACAACTGATGTAGTTTCTATCAAAGATGGTGATAAAGTGAAATGGGCATATCTTCGAAATAATCCATATGGATTTGATACCATGGCACTTAAAGGTTACCAGGATCCTACGGAGATTGTAGATTTTGTTGCAATGTACATTGATCGTAACAAGCAGTTTGAACGCGAATTAAAAGGCAAACTAGATGATTTCTATGCAGCAATGACGTGGGGCGTATTGCCAGAAAATAATAATGCGGCAAAGTTTTTTAGCTTTGGTAAATGATTTTTTTTTTTGCATATATTTATATTAAAATTATGTTAAAGGATACTAATGTCAAATATTAAACTAACAGATTTGCTAGCAGAAAATATGCGTCGGTTTAAAACTAAAAATTTAAATGAAGAACATCCTGGGATTTTATTTCCAGCTTCTAAAATGGCAATAGGAGCTGGAGGACTTTTGGCAGCTGCAGTTGCAACATATGCAAAAGTATTTTCTGGAAAAAGTGCAAAAGAGCGAGAACAAGCTCGTATGGTATTAAACATACAAAGCATGATTATAAAAGATACAGATCCAGATGAAATTCTTAAATATATGAAATCGATAGATTCTACTATAGATGATGCAACTGGAATTGAAATTATGAAAGCATTAGGTCGACAATTAGGATTGTATGTAGATCCAGAAAATGAAGACGATTCTACTCCGTTAAGTTAAACTAAATATTTTAAGTGCAATTTAAACGTTGCACTTTTTTACTGTTAAAACATTTGGTTATTTTAATATTATTACATATAATAAAAGAAAAATATGTACGGAAAAAAGCAATGGCGCGGCCGCGAAGTAGAAGGTCGGTATTCGGATATTATGACATTCTTTGTTAGAGAGTTAGTTAACAATAAACTAGAAGTAAAATCATATACAGAATATCCACATTATTATTTTACTATAGAATATATGCGACAAATTGAAGATAATGCACAATATCTTTCAATTATCCGGCATATTTTAGATACAACTAATTGTGCTATAACCATTGAAGCTGCTAAAGACACTTTAAAGAACATTCCTGTGGATCTTGTTAATCGATGCCACATTATTTATCGTATACAAGATGATGCAGTACAACTGCTAAAAGACACCGATACATTGAGTATTGATGCTGGTTGGTATCGTGTGCACCAGATTACTAAGTGCAATATGATGGAAATTCAGCCTGATAACTATAAATTTGATGAAGAACTATGAAATTAGGAGTTATAGCAGGTAATTTTGATGTAATGCATCCAGGTTACATTAAAATGTTTAAAGAATGTAAAAAACATTGTACTTGGTTAATAGTATTATTACATGAAGATCCTAGTTTAGAACGCCCAGAGAAAATGAAACCAATATTATCTTTAGATGACCGAAAAGAAATGTTGTATTCATTAGAAATGATTGATGAAGTTATAGCATATTCTACCGAAGAAATACTATATGAATTCCTTAAAGGAATCGATCCAGATGTACGGTTTTTAGGCGATGATTATATTGGAAAAGATTTTACTGGTAAGGAATTAGGTATCGATATTCATTACATAAACAGAGACCATGGATGGTCAACCACTAAATTTAAAAAACAAATAGCAGATGAAGTACAGCGTAGTAGTAACATTTAGTATGGAAGGGTTTCATTGTTGGCCTGCAGCAAAAGACATATTTCCACCAGTAGCATTTTTATCAGATAGACATCGTCATATGTTCGGGTTTCGTTGTTATGCAACAGTAACACATACAGATCGCGACAAAGAATTTATTTTATTGAATCGTGAAATAAAAAGAACATTACAATTGAGCTTCGAAAAAGGCTTTGCCAATGTGTTAGAATTCGGACCAATGTCATGTGAAGCAATTGGCGAATGGTTATTAGATCAATTTCCAGAACTATACAAAGTAGAAGTTTGGGAAGATTGGGAAAACGGCGCTATAATTGAGCGTGATTAACTTGGATAGTTTTAAAAAATTTATTATTATAAGTTATAATGAGGAATTTATTTTATTTCGGTTTAGAACCACTTAAAGCTCGATACACATATCAGCTTTCAAAAGAATGGATGCCAGCCACATTCGAACCATATGTAAAAGCTGGAAAATTAAACTTTATAGATATTGAAGGCGAATTTGATCCTGATCAGCAAATTAAAGTTGGTGCAGTATTAGATGCTATTGGTAGAGGTAAATTTAGTTTGACACAATGTCAAAATTTTCTTCAACGAATTTATAATGATGAAGTTAAATCTGGAGATATTATCTTTTTGCAAGATTATTGGACTCCTGGTTTAGATGCAATTTGGTATGCATTGGATTTATATGGCATTGAAGTTAAAGTGTATGCAATGCTTCATGCACAATCTGTTGATGAATATGATTTTACATATCCAATGGCAAAGTGGATGCGTAATTATGAATTAGGATTAGATAAACGAATGTCTGGCATCTTTGTCGGTAGCACTATTCATAGAGAACAACTTCGAGCAGCTGGATTCACTGCACCAATTCATGTAGTTTCATTACCAATTCATAAACAAGCTACATTAGCAAAATTACCAAATATATCTGAACGAAAGAAAAATGTAGTAGTATATTCATCTCGTTTAGACAAAGAAAAGAATCCGTTTTTCATGTTAGATGTTGCAGAACAGTTTTTAGAACAACATACTATATGGGAATGGCATGTAACTACATCTGGTAAAGAATTTAGATCGATGCTTCCTGATGTAATTGATGCAATGAAAGCATTAGCTAAACGTCAACCTCGTTTTAAATTGTTAAGTGGATTGTCAAAAGAAGAATATTACACTGAATTAGCTACATGTAAAATTCAGTTCAATTCAGCATTACAAGATTACGTGTCTTGGACAGTTATTGAAGCAACGGCATTTGGTGCTGATATTGTATATCCTAATTTCAGATCTTTCCCTGAATTTATAGATTATGATCGTTTATACAAAGCATTTGATGTTACGAGTGCATTACGATTATTACAGCATACAATTGAAACACAAAGAACACATTACAATATAGTTGATATTTCTGACTTAGGTCGGCAGTTAGAAGCTTATATTATGGTTAATGATATAACTCAAGAACATAATATATGGCATGAAACAGCATATTGTAAACATTTAATACAAGGAAAATAATGAGTAAAAAGTTTATTTACTATCCTTCATTATCAGCAGGATCAATGGTATCAGCATTCAAAAAGGATGCTAAGTTTGAAGATGGTACCACTATGCGATTTTTCGGGAAAGATTATCCAGAAGAATGGAGGCATCCATATTTTTTGATTACAGCAGGTCACCATTACAAGAAAATGGATTTTCGTCAACAGATTGGTCTAGATGATGATGTATTAGTATTTGGAGATTCAGGAGGATTCCAGATTGCTACTGGTGCATTGAAATGGGATAGCACACTTCGAGAAAAAATATTTCATTGGTTAGAAGCTAACAGCGATGTAGCAGCTAACTTAGATATTCCACCTCGAGTTACATTTGAAAATCGTTTTCAAGATTCGATGGATATTTCTTTTGATAACTTTAAATGGTTTGAAAAACATCAATCAGGCAAGACAAAATTCTTAAATGTAATTCAGGGTACATATAACGAAGAATATAACACATGGTATCATAAATTTAAAGACTTTGACTTTAACGGATGGTGTATTGGAGGTCCAAAGCGATTAGTTGATTTTATGTATGTTATTGCATTAATGTTGCAAGAAAGAGAATTTGAAAAGCCTCATGTTCAATATATTCACTTGTTAGGTATTTCAAAAATATCAGATTTCTTTATTCTATCCACATTACAAAAGTTACTTAATGACTTAACTAATGGTCGTGTGCAATTATCGACAGATTCATCGTCACCGGGTCAGTATCCAGTATATGGAACATATCTTCACTCAGGTAATTATAAGACACAGACATTTACAGAATTGTATTTCCCTAAGAATGCTGAATATCGTAGAAAGACACATATTAAGCAAGGTAAAGATTCGGTAGATATCGATAAGACAAAACATGTACCGTGTAGTATGGATTGTCCAGCATGTAAAGATTTTACGTATGAATATTTAGGCGGGCTGACTACAGATGGATTGGATCGATATTCACAAGAAGGTATGCCAAGAATGGTTGTGCATAATACACATTTGTATGTGAATATTGCAAAGGATATTGACAAAATGGTTGATAGTCATGTTGAATTGTTAGAAACAGCTATTCCAACGGATTTGTTTAATGTGATATTATCATTACATGATATGTTTGCAGATCCAGAAAATGCAATGCATGTATATGCAAAATACAAAAAAACATATAAAAAATTCGGAGGGGATTCTATATCAACTACCGATGCAAATAAGTTCGCAGAATTCTTTAAATTTTAAAAGGTAAACATGGAAAAAAGTAAATTACAATCATTTATTAATCGCTACTATTTAGCAGGAAATTGTGAAGCGGTTATTCTTAATGAAAATTCTACCGGTGTAGGTTGTAATCTAATCGATCAAGATCAAACCGTAGTAGGTAAAATTCAATGGAAAACTACACCATTTATGAATGGATCGTTAGGTATTAATCATACCGGTGCATTGACAAAAATGCTTAGTGCCGTAGGAGAAAAAATTAATATTGACGTGCAAGAATCTGCAGGTAAAAACTATGCAATGAAAATTTCAGAAGGTACCACAAAGTTAACCTTCATGTTAGCAGATACCACTGTAATTCCAGCAGTACCAACAATTAATGCAGAACCAGATTATCAGGTTTCAATCGATGTTGATGATGAATTTATTAGTAAATTTATTAAAGCAAAAAATGCATTGCCAGATGCTAAGAATTTTGCAGTACAAGTTGTAAATGGTAGTATAAAATTTATTATTAACTATACCACTATTAATGCAGATAACATTTCATTTGAAGTTGGTCCTACTAATATTACTAATATGGAACCTATCTGTTTTTCAGCAGATAAATTAAAAGAAATTCTTATCGCAAATAAAGGTGATTCTGGTAAACTTCATATTTCACCAGAAGGATTAGCAAGAATTGATTTTACCGGAACTGATTTTGAATCATCTTATTGGTTAGTACAATTGCAAAATTAATTATGATAGTATCTGTAGTAAATCAGTCAAATAATGCACTACCTGCATACGAAACTCCGGGTAGTGCTGGTTTAGATATCCGATGTATTAATGAAGTCGCAATTGACTCAGGCGGCAGATGTTTAGTTGAAACTGGATTATTTGTAGAAGTTCCGCAAGGTTATGAATTGCAAATAAGACCAAGAAGTGGATTGGCACTAAAACATGGAATTACTGTGTTAAATTCACCGGGCACGATTGATTCAGATTATCGGGGAGAAATAAAAGTTATTTTGATTAATCATGGTCCGCACTCTATTATATTCAATCCAGGCGACCGAATAGCACAAATGGTTTTATGCAAAGTAGAACAGATACAATGGTTACCGGTAGCTGGATTAACTGGAACTAAACGAGGAGAAAAAGGATTCGGTTCTACCGGAGGAAAATAATTATATTATGTTTAATACACAAGAAAATACACTTTGGGTCGAATCATTTCGTCCCGACACATTAGAAGGATATATAGGTAATGAACATATCATTGAAAAAGTACGCATCTTTATTAATAATGGTGATGTTCCTCACTTATTATTCTATGGTACCGCGGGTACTGGGAAGACCACGTTGGCAAAAATCATTGCCGGTAGTGTGGATGCCGATGTTATGTATATAAATGCATCCGATGAAAACTCAGTAGATGCTGTACGGGATAAGATTAAACGTTATGCATCGACAGTAGGATTTCGACGATGGAAAATCATTATATTGGATGAGGCTGATTATTTGACACCAAATGCTCAAGCAGCATTACGTAATTTAATGGAAACATATAGTAAAACAACCCGTTTTATTCTTACATGTAATTATGTAGAAAAGATTATTGATCCAATACAATCTCGTTGTCAAACATTTGCAATTACTCCTCCGAATAAAACAGATGTAGCAAAGCGGCTTGTGCAAGTATTAGAAGAAAAGCAAATTGAGTTTGATATTAAAGATGTTGCTGCAATAATTAATGCATCATATCCAGATATTCGTCGTGCAATTAATGCAGCACAAGCATCAGTTGTTAATAACACATTGCAACTAGATAAAGCAAGTGCTATACAAGCAAATTACATGACAGAAATATTAGATGTATTACGCAATTCTGCAGACAAGAAAGGTGCATTCACTAAAATACGTCAAATTATTGCAGATAGCAAAGTAAGAGATTTTACGGCACTATACACATTTCTATATGACAATTTAGATGAATTCGCTCATGGACATGTAGCTCCATGCATTTTAATTATTGCAGAAGCTCAATACAAAGATGCATCTGTTGTAGACAAAGAAATCAACATAATGTCCATGTTTGTAAATATATTAGGAGAAATATGAGTAAATTAAATGTTAATATTGGCCCAAACGATATGCAGCCAATTCAATGCAAAGAATGTGATGGAATGTATTTTCGTCAAGTAATGGCAATTAACAAAGTATCAAAATTTCTAACAGGTGGGGATAAAGATACAATGGTTCCGGTTCCTGTGTTTCGATGTGATGATTGCGGGTCTATTCCAGAAGTGTTTCAACCCATTAAACTGAAAAAATAATGTCTAGCCCATACTATAAAGACGATGTAACAATTGTTTTTAAAACATCAGCTCGGAGCAATGCTAAAACCAAAATGAAAACATTGCGCAATAAAAGTATTGATGATGTGTTAGAACGTAAAATTCCCGGAATACCAGATACAGCAGTTATACTAGAAATGGGTATTGGTCCAAATTTCGAAAAACAATGGCGAACTAAATATAAACTATAAATGGCAGAAGAAAAAAAGGGTGCAACTATCTTTGATTTTATCGAAGGCGTAACAAGCAAAAAGAAAGCATGGAATAAATGGAGTGAAACTGATCAAAAGGCATTTTCTCCATATATTGTTAATCGTTGGCTTTCTATGCGACAAGATTTAGTTGAGGTTATTAATGAGTTACAGACATACACAATAGGGTTATTACGGCCACAAGAAACATATCGTCTTTATTACGAACTATTACCGCATAACAAGGCATTTGCTAAATACATTAAAGGTAAAAAAGAAGATAAATTTTCCGATAAACTAATCTCTCAAGTTGCAGAGCACTACAAAGTAAGTCGTTCTGAAGCAACTGATTACGTGGATTTGATGGATCAAACTAGTTGCACTCGTCTGCTAAATTTATATGGATATTCGGAGAAAGAAGTAAAAAACATGATGAAAGGAGTTAGAAAATGAGTGTAAACACGCAATCACATTACCGAGGTAAAGA